ACAGTATAGACTTGGAACATTGGGATTCAATCGCAAGCACTCATGGAACTTATAAAAAAGACACTGGACAGGAAGGTCGGTATATTTCATTGTGTAGACTACATCACAATCAGAAACATAATTGGGGAGTTCAGACATTTGAAAGAAAATACAACGTAAGGGGTATTTGTTTGGATGATGAACAGATAAAAGAACTGAAAAAGGTTTATAAAAATCATTTTAATGCGTTTAAGGAGGAGGAATAAATGGAAATAATAATAAGAATCATAAATGCTTTAATCACAGCAACAGCTACTTTAGTGCTGGTAAGATACATATATGGATTAGTTATTGTATTTAAAAATAAGGTAAATACATTTAGATTTAGTATAAGCAATATAATAGCATTTTTGATTGTTATGATTGTAAATTTGCTTGTAATTTATGGGCTGATTTGGATTATAAAATTTTTTGCAATTAGAGTATAAATATTCAGAAAGGAAAATAAAAATTAAATGAACGAAAAAGACATAGACAGAATAGCAGACAAAATAATAGAAAGAATGAAAAATGAAAAAGAGATAAAGGCAGAAAAACAACTAACACCATTTCAAAAGACCGAAAAATTATTATCCGAATTATCGTTACTGAAAGGTGCTATTGATTCTAAAAATATGCTTATAGAGGATTTGAAGAAAGAGGGTATATCAATTCAGAAAAAGAAAACAGAAGTTAATGTACAGGCTAGTAAGGTGTATTTATCCGAACTAGAAAAGGTTGAAAATAAGATAGAAAAATTAGAAGAAGAGATTGCGAGAATAGAAAATGTGGTTAATATGGTTGAAAGGGCTTTAGATACAATTAGAAATAATAAGTATTACGATATAATAGAGATGAAGTATTTTGATGAATTAACATTTGAGCATATATCTGAAAAATTAGATATAAGCGAAAGAACAGCTAAAAGACACAAAAATTATATGATTAGGCAATTGCAGCTTATTATTTTTTCAGATGATGTATTAAAAAGTATATTGAATTAAAAATTGTCACTTTTTTGTCCTTGTATATAATTTTTAATATGTTATAATATGTCAAGATGTAAGAGTATGAGTTGAATACTTGTTATTGAATCCTTGATTTTATATAAGCATAAGGCAGTTTAAAGGCTGTCTTTTTTTGTTACAGAAGGAGGTGGTAGCATTGAAATTAAATGCAAGGCAGAAGTCTTTTTGTGAGTTTTATGTAGCTAGTGGAAATGCTACTGAATCCGCGATAAAGGCTGGGTATAAAGAAAAGTATGCAGGAGTAAATGCAGATAAATTACTAAAAAATACTAATATTTCTAAGTATATAAAAGAAATAACAGAAGAACATACCAATAATAGAATAGCCAAAGCAGAAGAAATACTTGAGTTCTTAACAGCAACTCTAAGAGGAGAAGTAACTGAAGAAGTTGTAGTGGGAGGATTTGGAAAATCAGCAACAGAAAAAATAATTAAAAATGTAGATTTAAAAGATAGGTTGAAAGCAGCAGAACTGCTTGGTAAACGATATAGGTTATTTACAGATAAAGTTGAAGTTGACGGAGTTGTGCCAGTTATGATTGTAGGTGAGAGCGAACTTGAAGAGTAAAAAGATAAGACTTCCTGATTTAGTTGGAAAAGGATATAAAGATTTTTGGAATTTCAAGGGAAGATACAAAGTCGTGAAAGGGTCAAGGGCAAGCAAAAAAAGTAAGACAATAGCACTTTGGATAATCTACAACATGATGAAATACAGAGGTGCGAATACTCTTGTTGTACGTAAAGTGTATAGAACTCTTAAGGACAGCTGTTATTCGGATTTAAGATGGGCGATAAACAGGCTGAACGTACTTGAGTATTGGGAATTCAAGGAAAGTCCGCTTGAAATAACCTATAAACCTACCGGACAAAAGATTTTATTTAGGGGATTTGACGATCCACTTAAGATAACATCTATTTCAGTTTCGATTGGACAATTATGTTTTTGTTGGGTAGAGGAAGCATATGAGCTGACAGATGAAGCGGCATTTAACATGCTGGATGAAAGTATAAGAGGTATAGTTGAAGAACCTCTATTTAAGCAAATAATAATTAGCTTAAATCCTTGGAACGAAAGACACTGGATAAAGAAAAGATTTTTTGACGTTGAAGACGATAACATAATGGCTAAAACAACTAATTACATGTGCAACGAATGGCTTGACGAAAGTGATAGGAAACTGTTCGAGGATATGAAAAAAAACAACCCTAGACGGTATCAGGTGGCAGGGCTTGGAAACTGGGGAATTGTTGAAGGGCTTGTTTATGAGAACTGGAGAGAGTTGGAATTTGACTGGAGAGAAATTTTAAATAAGAGACAAAAAGCAAAAGCAGTATTTGGGCTAGATTTTGGATACACCAACGACCCTGCTACTTTTTTTTGTGGGATATTAGACCAGGAACAGAAAGAAATTTATGTTTTTGATGAGATATATCAAAAGAGAATGCAAAACACGGCTATTTACAAAAATATAGAAAAACTTGGTTTCAAAAAAGAAATCATAGTTGCTGACAGTGAGGAACCAAAGAGCATAGAACATTTAAGGGGTTTAGGGCTTTACAGAATCAAACCATCTAAAAAAGGTAAAGATAGCGTTAACGCGGGAATACAATTTATTCAAGATTTTAAAATTTTTATCCACCCAAGATGTGTAAATTTCTTAACAGAAATAAGTAATTACAGCTGGGACAAGGATAAATTTGGAAAAGCAGTAAATAAACCGATAGATGACTTTAATCATTTAATGGATGCCATGAGATATGCACTGGAAGACTATATGAGAAATAACAGAATGACTACAATAAATAAAAATATATTGGGGGTGAGATAAGTGCAAATTACAGTATTGGAAAAAGCACTATGGGATTTTTTAGTGAAAGACTTAGTGAGATTGCAGAAACTGGAAGATTATTATACAGGGAAACATAAAATACTGGAAAAACAGGACAGGCTGAAAGAAAAACAGGATAGTAAGCTTATCCACAATTTTCCAAGTTACATAACCACAATAGCAACGGCATATTTCATTGGGAAAAACATAAATTATAAGCTGTTAAAGGAAAATCTGATAAATGAATATGAGATGGTTGGAAAATATTTAGCTACGGAGGAAGAACAGCAATGTAACTTTGAACATGCGGAAAACTGTTCGATTTTCGGATGTTCATACGAATTATGGTATAAAAATATAGATAATACGATAAACTTTAAGGTTTTAGATCCACGTGATGTATTTGTTATCAGGGATAATACGATAGACAAAAATATCAAATACGCAGTCCGTTGGAGCAGAGAGAAAAACGAAAATAACGAGTATAATTATATATTAGAGATTTACGACAACAAAACTGTAACTGTCAACACATTTACTTCTGTCATGGATTATAAAGGAGTAATATTGACACCTCAGGCACAGGGAGAAAGCAGACTGCATGGATTTAATAGAGTGCCTTTGATTGAATTTGCTAATAATAAGCGGAAACTGGGAGACTTTGAAAAAGTAATCACATTGATTGACGGGTATAACGAGGCAGTGTCGACATCATTAGACGACATGAAAGATTTTACAGACGCAATTCTCGTGTTGACTAATATGCAGGGGACGGATGAAGAAGATATAAAAAGTCTGAAAAAGAATAAAGTAATGCTTTTGGGAGAAAATGGAGATGCTAAATGGCTGATAAAAAATGTGAATGATACATATTCCCAAAACAATAAAAATAGATTAAACCAGGACATACACAAATTTTCTTTCATACCTGATATGCAAGATGAACAGTTTGCGGGGAACAGTTCAGGGGTTGCGTTAGGGTATAAGCTGTTAGCACTGGAGCAGTTATCAGCACAAAAAGAAATGTACTTTAAAAAAGCATTGAACGAAAGATTAGAATTAATTTTAGACTATTTCAATTTATCTTTGACACCATTGGACGTTCAAAAAATATTCACTCGAAATACTCCTGAAAATCTTGTTGAGCTTTCCAGCGTAATAACAAATTTACAAAACGTTGTATCACAGGAAAGTTTAATTTCGCTGTTACCTTTTATTGAAGATACTGAGGCGGAGTTAAGGAAGATTGAAAAAGAAAATCAAATTGAACAACCTTTGGAGTATAAGGGGTTAGCAAACGAACAGGAAGAAACAGATGGAAGAGAGTAATAAAGAATATTGGAAAAAAAGACAGCTTGCAAGAGAGGAGCTATCATTTAACGAAGGTACAAAAGCATATAAAGAGTATGTAAAAATACTTAATGAGAGCAAAAAAGAAATAGATAGTAAAATAGCTCAGTTATATGCTAAATATCAGAGTGAAGTAAAAAAGTTAGGTGTTGATAAAATCCAAGCCAATACACTGCTTCGTGGTACTGAATATAAACAATGGCGGTATGATATAGAAAAATACGTTAAGGAAATTGAAAAGCTGAAAAAAACTAATCCTGTTGATTTTAGGAAATTATCAGTGGAACTTGAAACACTGGCATATAGGAGCCGTATCAGTCGACTGGACAGCTTGAAAGCTGGTATTGACTATGAACTTATACAGGCTGGGCAGAAAATCAATAATAAAGTGACGGATACATTAACCGAGGTATATAAAGATACTTATACCTCACTCACTGAGGATTTAAAATTTAAAAAAGGTGTAATCAGCAGTAATGTAGTAAAGAAAGCTCTGGAGAACGAATGGAGCGGGGCTAACTATTCAAGCAGAATATGGAGTAATACTGATAATTTAGCGAAAGCGATAAAAAAAGAAGTAATTGTTGGGCTAAATAGAGGTGTTAACTATAAAACTATGTCACAAAATATAGCTAAAAAGTTTGATACAAGTTATAAAAATGCTGAAAGATTGGTAAGAACTGAAACAAATCACATTCAAAATCAGGCAACGCTTATGGGATATAGGGACGCAGGAGTTGTTAAATATGAGTTCTTAGCAGTACTAGACAGTAGGACAAGTCACACTTGTGCCAATCTTAACGGTGAAGTATTCAAAACAGAAAATGCAATGGAAGGAGAAAATTATCCGCCGATGCATCCGAACTGTAGAAGTACAACCGTTCCTTATGAATATTCTGATAATGATTCTGATTCAGTTAGTGAGACACCAAAAGAAGATTTTGAAAATAATGAAAATGGAGGTATAATAAATAATAATAGTACTGTTTTTGTTGAAGGTGGTAGATACAGAAATGTAGGAAACATTAATACAACTGAGTATAAAGATCAGCCACTAGAATTGCTGCGAAAATATGAGCAAAAAATTGTTAAGAAAAGCAAAGAAAATGCGTTGGTGATAGCTAAAAATGGAGATATTTATATTTTGAAAGGAGATGAAAATTCGATACCAAGTCATAAGATGACTAAAATTAATTTTGAAGACGCTTTATATACTCATAACCATCCTAAAAATAGTAATCACGAGTGGGGATTCAGTAATGATGATTTTAGTTCGTTTACTAATTTAAAATTAAAATATTTAGCAGCGATTGATGAAAAATACATTCATGAATTATCAAAAGATATGATTGAAATGAAAAATATACTAACAGAACAGGATAAGTTGCTGGATAAAATGACTTATGAAAGATGGATAGTACTAAAACAGTATGAAAAAGCAGAAGAAAAAGGATTAAGGTATAGAAGAAATGAAATTAACAAAAGATAATGATGTGTATAAAAGTTTTAAGAAGTTGAAGGAAATAGAAGAAAAAGCTGATAATGCTGAGAACAGCAAAGAAAAAATATATTGGCGTGGAGAATATTTGAAAAAAGATAGAGAGTTTTTTGAACAATTAAAGCGGTCTGAGTTTAAAAATGAGAGTGCTTTGACTGTTTTACGAAAATTGAAAGAATTATATTCAAGTGAGAAAAAACCAAAAGAGTAGTTTTGTACTGCTCTTTTTTATTTGTCGTACTGAGGGACATTAAACATCTGGACGGAAAATAATAGTCGACAGACTTTAAATGGGAGGGACAGTTATGTCAGAAATCACATTTACACAGGATCAAGTAGATGAAATGATTGAGAAAAGGATTGCAAGGGAAAGAAAAAAATTTGAAAGCGAAAAAAAAGAGCTGGAGCGAAAGCACGGAGAAACAATTGAAGATTATGAGGCTAGGATTAACAATGCTAATCTTACTGCAGAAGAGAAGTATAATAAGAGCCTTGCTGAGCTTCAAAAACAGCTTGAAAATTCAAATTCAGAGCTTGCAACTATGAAAACTAATGAGTTAAAAAAAGCAGCATTAGGGAAATATAAAATTCCTGACAGTTTTTTAGGAAGTATTTCCGGGAATACAGAAGAAGAAATTGAAAATAGCGTAAAATCTTTTTCCGAGAGTTTATCTAGCTATCTTAAAACACAGAGCGGAGGAGTACCGAACAGTTTGAATGGCGGTAGCAACGGAGAAGAAAATAAAAAAGACACAGGACTTGAAGCGTTCGATAAAGCTTTCAGTTCTTTTTAATTAAAAAGGGAGATGATTAAAATATGGCAATGGTTTACACACAGTTATTTGCAGATAAAATTGACGAAAGATTTACAAGTGATGCAGTATCACAAAAAATAGTGAATAATGATTATAGCTTTGTAGGAGCTAAAACTGTCAAAGTGACTTCGATTAATACAGTTGATAATAGGGACTACGACAGAAATACAGGCTATGGGAATGCGGACATTTTACAAAATTCAATCCAAGAATTGACTTTGACAAAAGACAGAGCTTTTAAAATGCTTTTGGATAAAATGGATGAAGATGAGACAAAAATTAAAGCTGGAGAAGTATTAGCAAGACAATTGAGAGAAAGAGTAATTCCTGAAATTGAGAAATACAGATTTGAAACAATTCTTAAATCTTGCGACGCAAAATCACAGACAGTAACAGGACTTGCAGCTAATAACGCATATAACAAATTTTTGGAGGCACAGGAGAAATTAAATGACGCTGACGTACCTCAAAACAGAATCGCCTATGTTACACCTGAGTTTTTAACAAAATTGAAAAAAGACGACAATTTCATCAAAGCTTCGGATATTGGACAAAATATAAAAATAAACGGGTTAGTAGGAATGGTTGATGGAGTGCCGATAGTAAGAGTTACTAAAAAATGGATGGAAATTAAAACAGGGGTAGGTGGAGCTACAACTAAAAACTACGGATGTTTGATAGGGCACAATTCGGCGACGGTTGCTCCTGTGAAATTAGCTGAATATAGAGTGGTTACGGATTCAGAAAATTATTCAGGAACTTTATTCCTAGGTAGATTTTATTATGACTGTTTTATACTGGATAACAAAGTAAAAGGTTTAGTTGCAATTGAAGCTTAATTTTAAAGACTAAAAACAAATAAAACTTTCAAAAATATTAAAAATAAAGTATAATATCAGCAATTAGTTAAACTTTAGGAGGAATGTTTGATATGAAGAAAATATTTTTATTTATTGCAATTTTATTTGTTTTTTCCTGTGGAGAAAATAATTCATCTTTAAACTCATCAGGGAATGAGTCTTCGAGCTCGACAACAGTTTCAGAGAATACTGAAAATTCGTCAAGCACAAAAATAAAAAAGGAAAAGCTTAGAATTGAAAACGTGATAACAACAGGTGCAAATTATTACCTTGCAGACATGAAAAGAGTAACAAAAGATTTAGACGCAATATTCTTAGGTGGAGATGTTGTCGATATTGATAATTTTGTTGCTAACATGAACAGTATGGAAAAAGGATTGAAAAAAGCATCTGACCAATTTTCGACGACAGAATGCGAAAAAACGAGAGATACCGCTTTCGATTCTAAATGTGCTAATTTATTAAAACTGGCTAATGAAGATTTACAATTAAAACAGGAATGGCTGGAGCAGGTTAGAGTTATCATGGGAAGAGATGGAATTTTGGATAAAAACGCAGACAATTTTGCTGAAAAAACTAATAAATTTCGTAAAAAACAAGATGAATTTTTGAAAGTTTTTGAAGAGTTTAAAAAAGAATTTTAATGGGAATTATAGATGGATCACAGTTATTAATTTAACTGTGTTTTTTTATTTTGAAAAGGTGATAGAATTGACTGAAATAATTGATAAAATTTACGAAAAAATAAAAGCTATATCTGACGTAAGCTTGAACGAACCAAAGACTAAGTTTATTATTGAAAGTGTCATTCAAGATAGTATTAATTATATGAACCGTGAAGATTTTCCAGAAGAACTGATAGTTCCTACAGCTACATACATCTACAAATACAATTTTGATAAAAATAGAAATATAAAATCTATGAAAAGTTCAGAAAGACAAATTGAGTTTGTAACAGGTTTAAATGGAGATGTTGAATTTAGAAAAAGTTTGAATCGTTTTAGAAAACTTGGGGTTATAAAATAGGGAGGTGTAAAATGCTTAATGAGTTTTTTAATACTGATACAATAGTGGAGGTTAAAAGGAATAAAAAAACCAAAAATGAACATGGGCTGACAGTCCAAGACTGGGAAGTTGTTTATACTAATATCAAGTGCCAGTTAAGTGTAGGAATTTTAAGGGCTACTGAAAATGGAATTATAAACAGTTCCAGAAACACATATAAAATACTGGTCAGTAATGATGCAGACATAAAGCAGAATGATATTTTATTGGTAAATAAGGGTGGTATAGAGTATAAATTTAAAGCCGGTAAACCAATAAAATACACTGATTTTTTGGAACATCAGGAAATAACAGTCGAGGAAGTGGAAAGAAATGAAACTTAGCGGTGACTGGGAAAAACTGGCAAAAAAATTAGAAAAGTTAGCTACTGATACTCCACAAAAAGTAGGAACGACACTCAAACAAGTTGCTGAACAGACAATAAAAGAAGTAAAAGAAGAAACACCAGCAGATACTGGTCAATTAAGAATGGGCTGGCATAGGGAAAATGGTGGAAGTTTCAAACAGATAATTTACAACAACGTGGAGTACGTGAACCATGTCGAGTACGGACATAGAGCAGTGTATTTTGGTAAAGATACGGGTGAAGTAGTACCTGGTGTGTTTATGTTGAAGAAAACAATAGAAAAATTAGAACCTATATTCAAAGATGAAATAGGGTCAACAATAAAAGCGGAGTTTGAAAAATAATGAGATTTATAGATTTTATAAAATCATTGAGTAGGAAAATAGACAGTTTTACGGATAAAGAAGTTGGAATTGATAATATAAATAAGTTATCCAGACCTGCATATTTCATACAGGTGATTGATTATAAAAAAACCTTTTTTGCAAATTATAGAGAGAGGATATTTATTAGTATAGATATTACATATATTCCTAAAAATAATGAAAATAACAAAGCAGAAATATATAATGCTTTTGATGATTTAGATGACATGTTTGAAGTTAGAGGAAATAAGATTTTAAAAGTTAAAGATAGATGCCTAACTTTAAAAAATGAGCACACAAAAATAGTAGATGGTCTAGGTCATTACATTTTCGATTTAGATTTATTTGATGTGTACGGGACTGATTTGAGAACTTTTGACAATAGTATCGAGACAATAAAAGAAATATTGAATGCTGACGACACTGAATTAACGGAATATGAGCTGCTGAAAAAATTAGAGTTATTTGATGAAAAAGGTAATAAAGTATCGTTATTTGATGAGAATAATGATTTGATCAGTGACGAAGTGTTTAAAAAATTATCATTATTTGATAAAAATGGAATTCCATTTAATTACAAGATAATGAGAAATTTAAAAATAAAATTAAAGAGATAGAGGAGTGATAAAATGGCAATAGTCGGACAAATTAATGCAAGTCCAAGCATTAGTATTGCATTTAAAACATTGGCAACTACAGCTATTCAAAGAAGTGAAAGAGGTACTGTATGCCTGATTTTGAAGGATAAAAAAGCCACTGGGAAGTGGTACACCTTTAAAACAATAGCGGATGTTGAAACTAAAAGCTGGGATGCAGAGAGCATAAAATATATAAATTTAGCTATGCATTATGGAGCATTTAAAGTATCAGTCAGAGTTGTACAGAACGAAGAAACTACAGATAAAGTACTGAAAGATTTAGAAATGAGAAAATTTAACTGGCTGGCTTATCCGCAAGCATTAGAAACAGAAGACCAAACAGTTGTAAATTGGGTAAAACAGAAGTTTGGAAACACTGGTGCAATTGGTAAAACCATAAAATATGTATCAAGTTACGCAAATAACACGGACCATGTAGCTGTTGTGGAACTTGCGAATGGTGGGACATATAAATCTATTTATGGAGATTTTACAGCACAGGAATATACAGCGGCAATTGCAGGACTTATTGCAGGTATGCCGTTAAACCGTAGTGCTGATAATCATGTTATGAGTGATTTGAAGGAAGTTGAAGAATACGAACCTAAAATTGGCAAATTCAGCCTGTATACGGATGAAGATGTAATCAGGGTAAACTATGGAGTTAACTCTAAAACTACGTTTGACAGTACCTGGAAAAAAGACACAAGAAAAATTAAAGTCGTTGAAGGAATGTGCTTTATCGTAGATGATATTAGGGACACATTCAAAAAATATTGGCTTGGAAAATATATCAATGATTATGACAATAAAATGAATTTCTGCTCAAACGTAACAAAAGTATATTTTAAAGAAATGTCGCCGAATGTATTGAATGGAGATTACGACAATAAAGTAGAAATTGATATTGAAGCACAGAAAGGAACGGTTATAGCAGATGGATTAGATCCAGATACTATGACAGATTTAGAGATTCTGCAATATCCTACAGGCGATGATGTCTATTTAACAGGTGATGTAAGGTTTGCAGATACTATGGCTTCACTTAGCTTAATAATGACGATGTAATGAAAAGGAGTTGATAAAATGTCGGAAAACATAAGAGGAAACAGAACCATATCGGGGGCTTACGGAGAGTTGTGGCTCGATAATGAAAAAGTAGCGGAATTAAAATCTATAGAAGCTAAAATTACAGCTGAGAGGGCAGATGTACAATTAGGGATTTCTGTTGATAGTAAAATAACAGGGTTAAAAGGAGAAGGAACTGTTACAATCTATAAAGTTTATACTCGTGGGAAAAAAATACTTGAAAATTGGTCGAAAGGAAAAGACGTGAGAAGTAGAATAGTAACATCAATTAAAGACCCTGATAGTTTGAAAGGACAAGAAGAGAGAGTATCAATTGATAATGTCTGGTTTAACTCAATTGAATTAGCAAAATTTTCAAGAGGTGAAATAGTGGAAGAGGAAATTCCTTTTGGGTTCACCCCTAGTGATGTTAAATATGAAAACGCAATAAAATAAAGGAGCAGGTGCAAAATGAAAAATATAACAGTAGAAATGCTATTAGAGAATAGCAAAAAAATAGAAAAAAAAGAAACTGTAAAGGTTAAAATTGAAGAATTGAATGGAGCTGTTTTAGAATTAGAAGTGTTAAACAGAATGGAAATACTGGATATTTTATCCAGTAATAGTACAGACAAAGATAGTGAATTGATTTACACATCAGGGAGGATTTTTAAAGATGATAAATTAATCACTCAACTGGGATGTGAAATGAATCCAGCAGAAGTTGTGCCAAAAGTATTAAGCCATTCAACAATAACGGGTATTTCTGAATTACTTATGAAAAAAGCTGGCTGGAATGAAAAATTTACTGTTGAAGAAGTGGTTGAAGAAATAAAAAACTAATCAAGGGCGACTGGAAAGCAAAAACAGTCGCTCACTATTTAAATTGCGGACATAGTCTGCAAAGTTTAAGGGAATTAAGTAATTCGGAGTTGTTGTTTATGTTTTTTATGATTGGAGGTGGATTAGAAAATGAGTGAATATAAATTAAGTGCTTTGCTTGAATTAAAAGATAAATTTACAGGAACAGCACAAAAAGCGAAGAGTTCATTAGGCGAATTGAAAAATCTGGTTGGCGGAGCAGTTGGCAAAATAAAAAATGCTTTTAGCGGAGTGAATGGAGTATTGGCGAGTGTCGGAGCGGGTATCGGAACAGCTACAGTAGTTGGAGTTCTAAAGTCTTCACTTCAGTCCTATGCAGATCTGGAAGATCAGGTAAGAAGAAATAGAGCTATAATGAGTGCTACAGCAGAACAGGAAAAGCAGCTTATGCAACAGACTAGAGATTTAGGAAGGTCAACTAAATTTACAGCACAGGAAGTGGCAGAGGCGCAAATGTATCAGGCAATGGCAGGTATGAAAACAAATGAAGTACTGGAAATGACACCTAAACTTTTAAAAATGTCAATTGCGGCTGGAAGTGACTTTGCTCAAACTTCTGATATTGTTACAGATAACCTATCGGCTTTCGGTATGTCGATAAGTGAAGTTGACAGACTTATGGATGTAATGGTTGCAACTAGTAATAACGCAAATACTAATGTACAGATGTTAGGAGAAGCATATAAATATGTTGCGGCAAGTTCAAGAAATTTTGAGAGCTTTGAAGATGTAAATATCTTGTTGGGAGTACTTGCAGATAATGGAATTAAATCAGGACAAGCTGGACGTAACTTGGCGGCAATTTACAGAAGGCTTGCTAATCCGCCGAAAGCAGTAGGAAACGCTTTAAAAGATTTAAACATCCAACTTTATGATCAACAGGGGAAATTTAAAGGGATAAAAGCTATATCTGATGAGTTAAAAGTAGCTACAGCTAACCTTACTCAGGAAGAAAGAAATAGATATTTAGCAATAATAGCTGGTGGAGAGGGTATGAAAATACTAGCATCCATTATGGGAACCACCGAAGAAAATTACAACAAGGTTGCTAATGGAGTAAGAAATGCTAAAGGTGCAACGGATAAATTTGCAGATGAAATGAGTAACACGACAGCTAATAAGATAGCACAGTTTAAGTCTGCCTTGGATGATCTGAAGATATCCATAGGAGAAGCATTCGCCCCAATAGCCACCAAGTGGATGGAAGACTTCATGAAAAAAATTGAAGAATGGCAAAAAACAGGGGCATTGGATCCTGATAAATTAAAAGGAACAGCTGAGGGACTGGTTAAAGCTGCAGAAGTAGGAATGCGTGGTATTGCAGGAGTAAAAGGTGCAACATGGGGAGCTCAATTAGGTACTGCAATTGGTGGTCCGGTGGGAACAGCAGTAGGTGCTGCAATCGGTGGGGCAATTGGGTATTTTTCACCTGAAGTAGTAGAAAGTCTAATAAAACCTAAAAATTCAAAAGCAGAAAAAGATAGGCAACAAGTCATAGCAAATGCTTTTGATACTTCAAAGCCTAACGATTATGGACATGGGATGAATTACCGGCGTGGAACTTATATGGGGTATGATTTAAGTAATATGTATACGGCTGCACAAAAAGCAGAAGATGCAAGAATTGAAAGACAAAAAGAGTACGCTAGAAGATCGTATGAAGCTAAGCCGATAATAGTAGATATGAATGCATTAAAATCAGGATTAGGAATAATACAGCAAAATCCAGCTTTTACACAGCAAGACAAAACATCGCAATTAACAAGTGCAATTTCACAACTTTTATCTAAACAGCAAAACAGTAACCCACTACAACCGATTGATACTACAGCAATAACGAATGCTCTTAATACTGGATTAAGTCCTCTAAATAATTTACCAGGTCTTTTGAATAATAGTCTATCTACAATGCAACCTCCAATACCACAACCTGTGTCGATAGAACAAATTATAAATCATCAAGCTAATGCTCAAATAGCAGCACAATTGTCGAATATAACAATAAATGATACAGCTAAAATTGAGAGCATAGCTAAACAGATAGCTGAGAACGTTAGTCAAAACACATACAGCACCATGATGTCGAACTTACGGGCACAAATTCAGGCGTCACAATAATTAATTAGGAAAGGGATTTTATAAGATATGAGACCAATATTTATGTTACTGTACGACACAGAGCCGTTTATTTTCACAATACCGCCGTTAGATTTTAAAATTACAAGCAGTCAAAACAGTGAAGTTGTGAAGATTTTAGATGTTGGAGAAGTAGCTTTGATAGGAGAGAAAAATATAAAAAAAGTCAGCTTTTCTACATTTTTACCTGCTAAAAAATCCAAATTTTTTAACTTATTTCTCAATTCTCAATCACCAATGGGTGGTATAAAAAAACTGGAGAAGTACAAGGATGATAAAGAAGTTCTGACTTTAATAGTTCCTAATTACAGCATCTATTTTAAATGCTATATTGAACAGCTGGAATATGAAATAAAGGAAAGAACAGGAGACGTCGATATTTCGATTAACCTGATAGAAGCTAGGAAACAGACAAGGTTAATTGACGATGTTAATGAACTTTATGAGCGGCACACTGGGAAAACTTCACCAATTAAGGAGTATAAACTAGAAGAGAGATTTGAAAACATTAAGAGTGGACTGAAGAATAGAATAAAAGGAAAAATTGACAGTTTGATAAATTCTAAAAAGTAAAAGGGAATGAGAAAATGTTAAAGATAATTGTTAATAATGAAGAACACGTAAAAAAATTTGAAAGAATTATTTGGAAAGGTGGAATAAATGGAACTTCGCGGACATTAGAAGTAAAATATTTAGATGATACGACAATTGCTAAGTTAGGTGATAAAGTAGAGTTCTTTCTTGACGAGGATAAACTATTTACAGGTAAAGTTTTTTCTGTTGAAGTGACTGGACAAAGTAAAATTAAAACTTTCAGCTGTTTTGATAACTCTATATATCTTAATAAAAATTATTTTGTGAAAAACTTTAATAAGAAGAAACCATCACAAATATTAAAAGAAATTTGTGGAGAGTTAAAGCTGGAAGTTGGAACTGTACCGAAAGATATAGTTGATTGCACATATCCTGCGGTAAATCGTAGTGGGTATCAGATAATTTTAAACGCTTATACGATACAGCACAGAAAAGACAAAAAAATATATTCGATTGTCAGTAATGATGGGAAAATAGAAGTAATAGAACAGGGAACGTTGGCTGATGTACTGCTCCATTCGAAAAAGGACATAAAAAGTTCTAAATACGGTGAGGATATTGAAAAAATGGTAAACCAAATTGTTATATACAAAACTGAAAAAGAAAAGCAGCAAATAGTAGATAAAGTGGAAAATAAAGAAGACAAAGAGAAGTATGGATTATTTCAGAAGGTAATGCAGTACGATAAGGACAAAGATAATATCAATAACGCCAGAGAAATGTTGAAAAGTGTTGAGAAAACTGGAAATATAACTTGCCTGGGTAATACTTTAATACAAAGCGGTTATTCAATTGGAATTCATGAACCTAACACAAATCTCGTCGGTAGTTTTCTAGTGAAAAATGATACACATGTTTGGGAAAACGATGTTTATTATTGTGATGTGGAACTGGCTTTTGAGAATGTAATGGATAAAACTGAATTTGAAGACAAACCGAAATCCAAAAAATCTAAAAAATCTAAAAATAAAAAGGATAAGAAAAGCAGTAAAAGCAAGAAAAAAGCAGGTGGTAAATAATGAGCATGTTTGAAATACTTAACGATATGATTGATAACGGAGTACAACAGCAAGCGAACAATTTTATAAGAGCGAGTGTTACCAGTCCGCCACCAGAATTAAAAATAAAATTTGATAATGTGGAAATACCATCAGAACAGATCTACTGCTCTAATTTTTTACTACCGAATTATCACAGACTTTATAAGATAGAGGGAGTAATTGATGAAATAACTATTGACGCGACTACAGAAACAGCTACTGCTAACGGACCAGCTCCACATACTCACGGACATTCCACAGTTAAAGGTTCGGGAACATATAAAAGCCACAAAGATATATGGTTTGAGGATACTTTAAAAGTTGGCGATGAGGTGTTGGTATTGGTGTTAGGCGTGCATTATGTGGTAGTCAGTAAAATAGTAAAAATGCCAAGTAACGCAATAGAGGGGGTATGATTATGAACTTTGAAACGCTGTTTTTAAAACAGAATCAAAAACAAGAAAAAGAGGAATTACCCCTTTTTACAGAGTATGCAATTGATTTTGATACATTAGAACCATTGAAAAACGGCGATAGACTTGTTGAATTGACTGGAAATGAGGCACTCAAGGTATGGATATTTAAAACACTTAAAACTAAAAGAAATTTTTACGAAATACATTCGGATAGTTATGGAAATGATTTGGATGTACATATTGGTACGGTTTATCAAGAAAGTATAAAAAATGCTTTAATTATCTCAGAAATTAAAGACTGCCTGTTGGTCAATCCATACATTTTGGACTGTTATAATTTTGAATTAAAGTACAATAGTGATGACAACCATTTAAGAGTATCTTTTAATGTATCTACTGTTTATGGAGAGAGCGAGGTGAAGTATATTGAATAAAATAGAAGCTAGAAATAATTTTCTGTCTAATCTGGAAAATAATTTTTCCAAAATAGAGGGAACTTTTAATTTTGATATAGCAAGTGCTTATGGGATAGAAGCCGAAAGTATATATAAGTCACTAGAATACTGGATCAACCAAACTTTTATTGATACAGCGACAGAAGACGAGTTTATAGATTATCATGCGATGCTTTTTGGAGTGACCAGAAAGCAAGGAACTAAAGCAAGAGGAGAAATATTAATAACTGGAAAAGCTGACACTACGATATCTGCAGGATCAATAGTATTAAAAACAGATAGTACAAAGTATAAACTGCTTTATGATACAACTATAGCATTCAATGGGAAAGCAATCGCTGAGGTGGAATGTTTGCAAATTGGGGAGGTTGGAAATTGTGCTATTGGTGAGATAGTAAATTTTGAAATAGCTAATGCTGACATCTTTACAGTGACTAATAAAAAAGCTTTCACGAACGGCTATGAAAAAGAGCCTAATGACAGTTTAATATTAAGAGCAAAAGAAAGGATATTAAAACCAGCACATAGCGGTAATATTTATGACTATGAAAAATGGGCAAAAGAAGTGGACGGAGTAGGTAAAGTATTAGTTGAACCACTATGGAATGGAAACGGAACAGTAAGAGTCAGAATTTCAAATTATAATAACGCCTTAGCTGATAACGATTTAATACAAAAGGTAAAAAAAAGGATAGAACAAATTGATGGCAGACCAATCGGAGCCGATGTTACAGTAACAAGTTTCGATGGCAAGAATATTGCTATATCCGTAAGTATTATTTTAAGTACAGGAGTAAAGTTAAATGCTGTATCTGATTTAATCAGTTCAAAAATAAAGCAGATGATTAAAGACAACACCGCACTATATACTTTAAATAAACAAGATATTTTATCAATTAACAGAGTTGAGAAGATAGTTTTATCTGTTGACGGAGTTGAAGACTGCAAAGTTCTGATAAATAACGATAGCAAAAATATAACTGTAGATAGCAATGAAATATTAATAGTGACTGGAGTTGTTATCAATGAACAGTAAAATAAAAGTAGTTTCCAAAGTTGCCAGAAACAATTTACAGGTCGATTTAATAAAAAGTTTGATACTAGAGTCTCAAAAGATAAAAAATAATATTGAAAAATACAGGGAATTTATTTTTTTAAACTTTTTTAACGAGGAACAAATCCTGAAATATGAGAAATTTATGAATCTAGAAGCAGATTTAGGGTTGAGCCTACAAGACAGACGGGAGAGAATTTTATTTCGTTTATTATCCAAACGAATATTTTCCCCGGACAACTTAAAAGAACAGGCTAGAATATTTACGAATGGAGAAATTGAAGTAACAGAAGTATTTAACGAGTATTATTTTATTATAAAATTTACGAGTATTTATGGAATACCTCCTAATTTAAATAATTTTATTAATTTTATAGAGTTAAATAAGCCTGCTCATTTAGGGTATAAAATAATTTACAGTTATATGACATGGGACGAATTTGATAGATATGATAAAACTTGGAGCACTTGGGATTTACTAAATTTAAATTGGGATGATATAGAGAAATACAAAGAGTAGGAGGTAAAAAATGCCAGCACAGAAAAAAACAAGTTTAGGACTAAACCAATGGATAGGGAGCGAATATCCAAAAAGAATTGATTTTGTAGAAGATAATAAAATAATAAATGATGAACTGGAAAACAGAGTAAAATACACAGATCTTGCCGAAGAAAATAAAGCTGGAATAGTGGCGTTAGGAACTGCTTCAAATACAGCTCTAGAGGGGAAGAGGCTAGCAGAAATAATCGGAATAGAGTACGGAGGTAATATACAGGACGTCGGCAATAAAACTAGAGGCAAGTTTTACTACGACAACGTAACAAAATTTTATTACGAATGTATCGCGGACACAAATTTAACATATAATGATGTGTCAAAATTCAGGGCGATTTCTAACAAACCGCTTTCAGACAAATTAGAAGATCTATACGAAGTTATACCGGGCGCTTTAAACGCGAATCAGATCTCTGGATTTACCTCTGCAATGTTATACAAGAAGGCTGGAGTGGTATTCCTGATTATAGACGATAACCAAAAATTAAACGGTAGAGCTAATGGAAGTGTAATTCTAACACTGCCAGACGGTTTCAGACCCAGAAATCGTACAAGTTTCTCGGGAAACACAAGCTTAGGAAAGGCTTGCGTTTTTAACATCGAAGTTGATGGACGTGTAATTCTGATGTCAAATATCAAGTTATCAGGCTATTTATATTTTAACGTCAGTTTTTTAGCAAAATAACCAATAGAAAGGAAAATAAAAAATGAATGTTGTGATTTATGATAAAAAAAGTCTTGAGATAATAGCAAAACCAGTTATTACTAATTTAGATGAATTTAAAGAAAAACCAACTTTATTTTATCCTGACTGGGATAATGTAAAACATATCTGGAACGAGATAGAGTATCAAAATCCAGTTCTCGAAAATGGAAATTTAAGAGAAGCTACAAAAGAAGAGTTGTACAAGGCTGGAAAATACACTCTTGCTGAAAATGAGCTGATAGCAAACGGAAAAATCAAGGCAGTTGAATTATCTGAATTTGAGTATGTGGAAAACAATGTCATTAAATTAAACAGAGAAAAACGTATAGAACAGATAAAAAAAGAACTGTATGATTTAAGACTTGAATATGATGTCGCTCCGTTTGAGTTTGAAGTAGGTGGCGTGAAATATTTACAAAATAATCGTAGTATAGACCAGTCGAATCTGACCAGAATAGTAGTAATGTGTCAGGCAATGAAAAAGACAGAATTTGAAAACTGGAAATTTTACACAAAAAACAACAGTGAAAAGTATGTTAATTTAACGATGCAGGATATGATGAAAATGGCGAATATAATGCAATCACATACTACTAAAGCTATGGCAACGGAAACTCTATTGTCACACAACTTGGAAAATTTAACCGATACCGAGTTAAAAGAATACGATGCTAAAGACAGATATGAAAAAGCGTATAAAAATATGTAAGGAGGTATTTATGCAGTTAGAAAAAGACAAGCTATATATATGTTTCCACAAGCCCAAGAGACTGATAGGGCATTTAATAGCATTATGGACTCTTGGAAAATATTCACATGTTGAATTTATTTACAATGGTCAAGTTTTTTTATCTAATCCCGGAGGAGTTAGGACAAGGAAGTTTGAGTATCAGAAAAATATGGAAATTTATGAGCTTGATAAAAATATCGATCCCAAAGATGTGATTGAATTTTTTAGAACAGCTCAAGGTAAGGGCTATGATTATTTAGGGATTTTAGGGCAATTTTTCTATGCTGACAAGGTGCAGGATGATAATCGATTCTTTTGCAGTGAATTTTGTCTCAATGCAATCGATTATGCTTTGCAGTTCACATTGACCTATAAAGGTAAATCATTAAAGGATAGGGTTGGCTATCAGTTCAGTCCTGCAAAATTATACAAATATTTAAAAAATATGGAGCTGATAGATGAAAAGGAAGTGGTGTAAATGGGTACAAGATTCGATAAAATTTTTAGTTACATGCTATTTGTCGAAGGTGGATACAGTAATGATAAAAACGACAAAGGCGGAGAAACAACTTGGGGTGTTACAAAAGAGGAGGCAAGAAAAAATGGATACAACGGACCAATGAAAAATTTAACACAAGATTTTGCAAAAAAAATACTTGAAAAAGGATATTATCTGAAACATCATTTAAATGAAGTAAAAAACGATAAGGTTGCACTTTCAATATGTGACTGGAGTTTTAATTCAGGAAGATGGGCAACTAAAAAGGCACAAGTAACATTAAATAGTTATTTCGGCTATGATTTAGTTGTAGATGGTATTTTTGGAAGCAAAACTATAAAAGCTTTAAATGAAGTAGAAGAGCAGGGAAAATCTGAAGAATTTTTAAAAAATTATCATAATTTACAAAGAAAATTTTATCACTCTATTGTGGAATATGATCCAACACAATCAGATTTTTTAACAGGCTGGTTAAACAGAGTTGACAGAAAAGAAAAATACTTAAAGGAGATGATATAAATGAAAGTAATATTGAATGTTGGACACGGTGGGGTAAGAAAAGACCCTGGAGCATGTGGGAATGGATTCGAGGAACACGCTTGGAATAAGGACTTTGTAAACAACTATATCGTTCCTGAATGCAAAGAGCAAGGTTTAGATT